TCGGATCAAGTTACAGTGCGGGAGATGTAATTGGCTTTGCTGTAAATATGGATAATGGTTCAGTTACTGTTTACAAAAATGGATCTTCACAAGGAACTATTACAGGATTATCCGGTAAAACTATCACACCTTATGTTGGCACCGGTACAAATAGTAACGGACAAAAGGTAGCCATAAACTTTGGTCAACGTGCCTTTTCTCACAACGCACCTAGTAATTATAAGTGTTTATGTTCATCGAACCTACCCACTCCAGCGGTTGCCAATGGAGCAGATTACTTTGATGTCAAACTATGGACCGGTACTGGTAATTCTAGATCAATTACTGGTTATGAGTTTAGTCCAGACTTTGTATGGATTAAACGGACAAGTGGTTATAGGGACCACGCCCTTTTCGATACCGTTCGCGGAACTACAAAAACGCTTAGATCAAATACTAACGGTTATGAACAGACATATAGTACGTCTCTGACTAGCTTTAATAGCGATGGATTTACAATTGGTGGCCTCAGCTTCGTAAATACTAATAGTGCCAACTACGTAGGATTTGCATGGGACGCCGGATCGTCAACGGTAACTAACTCTGATGGATCATATGATTCACAAGTTAGAGCCAACCAAACTGCTGGGTTCTCGATTGTAAAAGCAAACATTAGTAGTGGAACTGTAGGACATGGACTTAATGCTGTTCCATCGTTAATAATCACTAAAACCGTTAATAGTGGTAATTGGATCGTACATGGTAATGTTTTCTCTAGTCCTGCATCAAATTATTTGAAACTTAATGATAGTAGTTCAGTAGTTACTGATACCAGTGCTTTTAATAACACAGCTCCAACATCATCAACGTTTAATTTTAATGCAGGCCATTTGTATGGAAGCAGTCATGACTGTATTAGTTACTGCTTCGCACCTGTCGAAGGCTATAGCGCGTTTGGTACATACACCGGCAACAATTCTGCTGATTTTGGTCCGTTTATTTATACCGGTTTTAGGCCAAGGTTTATATTAGTAAAGGCAATAAGTTCTGTCAGTTATGGTAACTGGGTAATACATGATACAGGTAGAAGTACTTACAATGTGTCTGGTACTGGTATTTATGCCAACCTCAACAATCCTGAAGATACAACTTATAAGTTTGATTTTCTTAGCAACGGATTTAAAGTAAGAAGCAATTCCTATGATGGAACAAATGGCAATGGTAAAATTTATCTTTATGCTGCTTTTGCAGAACACCCTTTAAATACATCTCGCGCACGTTAATTAATTATGATTACACTTATCCGTCCAATTCTATTTTCTCTAATTAACAATCCTGCTTTTAAACGTACGCTTGTAGACTTGCTACGTAAGATTGCACAACAAACAGATAACACGGTAGATGATCACGCTATTGATTTTATTGAGCGTGGTTTGTTTGGTAGTAAGTAATGGAGTGGGTTGATCCACCCTCTTTTCCTTCTCTAACCCTTCCAGATGCCCCTGTGATGCCTCCTACTATCTTTGAGGTGCCACAGGGTGAGATTCCTAGTTATACCCCTCTTGTAGTCCCGCCTAACACGCTTAGACCGCCAGAGGGTATTGAAGCGATTCCAATACAGGAAGAACCCCCAAAAGATAAAGAGCAGACAACCAAATCTACGGTTAAACCTAAGCCGACTATACCAGAAATTAAATTACCACCCGAAGCACAGATGGTAGAAATTCCGTTTACGGATGTAGAGGTTCCTATGCCTACAACTACTATCATGACGACTGCAGCTACAACAGCATTTATTAGTGTTGCGGCCACCCTTACTGCTACGTCTTTGTTCAAATATATTGTGATGCTACTGAAACCAGTATTCAAACAAACATGGAACAAGATAACGAAAAAAAAGCAGGATTTATCAAATTCCTCGTCCTCATCTGGTCAGCCGGACTCTTGACTGCCAGTTATGCAGGTTGGATGCCAAAGATGGATCCTACTTATGTCGCCAGTATTCTTAGTGGCACCCTTGCAACTTTCTCTATTACACGTGAAAAGAAACAATGACAAAGCTTCTTTTGCTTTTACTTATTGCGTCTCCAGCTGCAGCCAACACCATTACCCCTAATTTTACTCAGGGGTCTATGCAATCCACAACTACTACAACTGTAGATATTGATCGAACAATTGCGACCAATGTTTATGGTGGTGAATATTCATCATGGTCTGGAACAAACGTAGTCCCGAGCGGAGACATCGCAGATACCGCTACAACCTATTCAATCCATACTGCTGGAGATCAGTTTCAACTAGAGATTGTAACGAGAGCAGCAGGAAAGATCGAAGACAGCCTGGTGACAGAAACCATTCAGCAGGTTACAAACACTACCTCCTTATCGGTCTTCTCGCAGTAACACCTGCGTACGCTAATGAAGACCCAAAGGTTCAAAATACTTCTAACCCCGTAGCTGCTGCTACAGGTAACGTAACTAATCAGGCGGTGCAATTCCAAAATAATGGAGCACCCTCTCGTCAATACTTTGGACCTAACAATAGCTGCAATGGTGTAACCATGCAGTTCAGTCCATTTTATATGGGCAACGACACGGTACCTTATGAATCTAATGGGTACGTTAAAAGTAATAACTGGGGTGCACAATTAAACTTTAGTGTGCCTCTAGATGGAAGCATGGTCGAACTCTGTAAGAGTATCGCCCGTAAACACGAACAAAAATTACGTCTTGACTATGAGCTTGTTCGTGCACTCAAATGCACGGAGATCATGAGGAAAGGTTTTACCTTCCGCCCTGGTAGCCGTGTAGAGGTCCTGTGTCATGACGTTGTACCAATCGTATCCCTTGAATAATGGAAGCACTTGTTTCTGCCGTCATAGCAATGGTGGCAGGTGGTGCAGCGTTAAACAATCGTTTGCACAATCGTATTAATAACGTCCATGATCGCATCAGCGGTCTTGATAGACGTGTTGACGCTATCGAATTAAACGTGGCACAAGATTATGTATCAAAGGCTGACCTATCAGTCATGATCCAACGCATGGAGGATCACATGGTCCGCATCGAAAACAAACTAGATCAAATTGCACTTAGAAATTAACTATGACCCACCAACTTATTGACAATTACAGAGGCAAGGTTATCGGCGAGTTTGACTCGCTGGCAGCTGCCGAAAAAGCTTTTAGTCGTCTTTACCCTGAAGCTGATCGCTACGAAATCCAGTCACCTAAGCCTACTAAAGCACGTAAAACAAAGGCAAAGAAAGCTGATGTCAAAGAAGAAAGCGACTGAAGATCAATTTAATGAGCTACACAATCTTGTAACCAACGAGTTTTTAAAGCGCATTAAGGCTGGAGAAGCAACCGCACATGAATTAAAAGCTGCATGTGATTGGTTACATAAAAATGATATTAGCGGTGTTGCTGTAGAAGGTAACCCGCTACACAAACTAGCCAACATTCTACCTGATGTTGACCCTGAACTAGTACAACATAGACTTTATGGTAAAAGGTAATACTTCGCATTTCTATGCCAACAATCCTGCGTCTCGTCAAAGACATAGGGATTATATGGCTACCTACAATGCCAGTCCAAAACAAAAAGCTTACCGTCGAAAATTAGCAGCCGCACGTAGAGCCAAAAACATGATGGGTAAAGGCGGTCCAGATCTTTCTCACGACTCGAAAGGTAATCTTGCACGACAATCAATGCACATTAATCGTGCAAACAATGGTCATGGTAATCGTCCTAGATTTAGGAGAGCATGACCCCATTACTTCCAACTCCTGATCACTACTTATACAACTTAATAGCCATGACATCCTCTGAAGCAAAGCGCCTTTGGAGGCGCAGCATCAAAGAACATTTTGACTGTACATGCGCTTATTGCGGAAAATCCTATGACATTAATGACCTTACTCTCGATCACGTCCATCCTCGCTGTCTGGGCGGGGGTGATAACAGGAATACAGTTGCAGCCTGTCTTAGCTGCAATCAGGAAAAAGGAAGTCTTAATTGGCGACAATACATAGCTCGCTATAACAACCCACTACGTGAACACATTATTCTGAATTATACTAATCATGGCTAAAAGACATTTATCATTCTTAGAGTCGCAACGCGCTAAACTTAAAAAACAGAGAGCACTTGCTACTACAAGTAAGGAAAGGGCAATTATTAGCAAAAAGATTGAACAAGTTACTGTCCGTATTCTTGACGCTAAAAAACAATTGACAGGTAGTAAGACAAAAGGCTTGCTTAAACCTGGTCAAGAAAGAATTACTGGTAGTACAAATAAAGGTAAATTACCCCCTGGACGTACTCAACCTTCTGGCAAACCGTCTGCAAGGCGAGCAGCCGCCGCTGCTAGGCAAACACGTGCTGCTCAAGGTACAAGCGGTTCGGGTGTGCGTACAGGTCAACCTGCAGGTGCTGCAAATAGAGTTTACGGTGCTAACAGAGTTAACGCTTCTGTTAGGCGCGCTCTTCGTCAAACCGCTTTAAGACGAGCTGGTAGTACTTCATTGAAAATTCTTGGTAAAGCTGGCCAACTTCTTAGTGGTGATGGTTCTGGTCAATTAGCTTTGGGTGCACTCACTACTAGTAACGTAATTGATGCAGCGCGTGGTAGTACTGCTAAAGAGCGCAACGCTAAAAACAAAGCAAACCGTCCTCAGTCGGGTGGTCTGACCAAAAATCAGCAAGAAACTCTCCGCAAACTAAATGATGCTTCACGCCGCCGTAAACAGGAAAAAGCTCGCGCTCGTAAGGTAGGTAATCCTACTGAAAAAACTAGGGCAGTTTATAATAAACCTAAACCAGCTCCTAAAAAATCTGCTGGTCAAGTATCTACTAAAACCCCACCTACAACTGTAACTAAACCACCTAAAAAAGCTCCTTATACAAAAGGTAAATCTACTCTTCAAAAAGAAATTGAAGGTACTAGGAAATTTATTGCTACACACAAAGATAAAAAAGGTGCCATGCAAAATGCTGTTAAGCAGGCACGTCAACGTCTAGAACGTCTTATGCAAAAAGACCCTAGTCATTACGTATAAATAATACCTTAAATGGCCAATGTTTTAGAGGCCCTACAGGGTGACTTCAAACTGTTCTTACAAGCTTTGTGGGAGCAGTTGGAGTTGCCCTCCCCTACAAGGGCACAATACGCAATCGCTGACTATATCCAACACGGTCCTAAACGACTACAGATCCAAGCATTCCGAGGAGTCGGTAAGAGTTGGATTACAGGTGCGTTTGTACTTTGGACATTATTTAATGATGTCGAAAAAAAGATCATGATTATCTCTGCGTCTAAAGAACGTGCAGATAACATGTCTATCTTCCTACAAAAACTAATTATTGAAACACCATGGCTTTCTCATTTACGTCCGAAATCAGACGATGCAAGGTGGTCGAGGATAAGCTTCGATGTGAACTGCTCACCCCACCAGGCTCCAAGCGTAAAGTCGGTGGGCATCACTGGTCAGCTAACCGGAAGCCGCGCAGATTTAATGATTCTCGACGACATTGAAGTTCCTGGTAACTCAATGACGGAAATGATGAGGGAGAAACTTTTACAACTTTGTACTGAAGCTGAATCCATCCTTACTCCTAAAAAAGACAGTCGAATCATGTATTTGGGTACACCCCAAACAACATTTACTGTCTACAGAAAGCTCGCTGAACGGAACTACAGGCCGTTTGTTTGGCCTGCACGTATCCCACGGTCTCTTGCTAATTACGAGGGCCTTCTAGCCCCTCAGCTGCAGGCTGACATCGATAACGGTGCACAAGCTTGGGATGTAACTGACCCTGATCGTTTTGATGATGACGACCTGATTGAACGTGAAGCGTCAATGGGTCGTAGCAACTTCATGTTGCAGTTCCAACTAGATACAACACTCAGTGATGCTGAAAAATTCCCTCTTAAATGCTCTGATCTGGTCGTTACTAGTGTCAACCCTACTGACGCACCCGACTCGGTCGTATGGTGCTCCGATCCAAAAAATATCCTCAAAGAACTCCCAACTGTCGGTTTACCTGGAGATTATTTCTACAGCCCAATGCAGTTACAGGGAGAATGGCATCCTTACAGCGAAACAATCTGCAGCGTTGATCCGTCGGGTCGAGGGACGGATGAAACGACAGCAGCTTATATCTCCCAACGCAACGGTTTCTTGTACTTGCACAACATGCGAGCTTATAGAGACGGATACTCCGACAAAACACTTCTCGATATTCTAAAAGGTTGTAAAAAATATGGCGTTACTAAACTTATTTCGGAAACAAATTTTGGGGACGGAATTTTCTCTGAACTACTTAAAAAACATCTCCAACAAACACAACAACTTATTGATGTCGAAGAGGTCCGTGCCAACGTACGCAAAGAAGACAGAATCATTGATAGCCTTGAGCCTGTCCTTAACCAACACCGGCTTGTTGTAGACAAATCAGTCATTGAATGGGACTTCAGATCCAACCCTGATGAAGCTCCAGAACGTCGACTGATGTACATGTTGTTCTACCAAATGAGTCGCATGTGCAGAGAAAAAGGTGCCGTTAAACATGACGACCGTATCGACTGTTTAGCACAAGGTGTGAAGTACTTTACTGATGCTTTTGCTATCTCTGCTCACGAAGCAGTTAAAACTAGAAAGCAAGATGAATGGAATCAAATGCTTGCTGAATGGCAAGATAATCCTCAAGCTGCTGCTAATCACATGGTCCTTGGAATGGACTTAAACCAACGAAGACAAGCTTCAGGCGTCACAGTAGACAACTCAGTCCCCACCTGGGTTTAAGAGAAACCCGACAGTTATACAGGGGGAAGAGAAGGGTGGACTCTTCTTTCTGTACCTGGGGGAGACACAATCTCCCCTTTAATAATGTCCGCTGAATGGACATTCTGTAAGTACCGCCCAAAGGAAGACAACCAAAACTTCTTTTTCTTTTACTAACTACTGGTTGATTTTGTGATCCTCTGAATGGACCTACTTATCAACACTTTGTTTACTGTACATGTCAAAAGTAAAACTAATCCACTCTACTCCTGATGGTGATAACCTCGTAGCTTATATGGCTAGAGTCTCTAATCCATCTAATCAAGATAACACTGAGACCAGTGCACGTCTGATTAAGTACCTAGTTAAACATAAACACTGGTCACCTTTTGAAATGGTGAACATGTGCGTAGAAATTAAAACTACTCGTAGTATTGCAGCTCAAATCCTTAGACATCGTTCCTTTAGTTTTCAAGAATTTAGTCAAAGGTATGCTCAAGT